TCATCACCGATCATTGGTTCTTTTACGTAGCCGAGGTGGTGTATACGTGCGGCTTCCCCGTCGATCCCGCGACCTAGAAGATAGTCGGCTATATCCCCTACTTGACTGTAGTACGCCCACTCCGCTTCCGCCAGTAATTTCCTCGCATCGACTGACAGCATCCTTGTAACCGATCCCTTCGTAGTGCCGAACCACGTCTATTGCGCTGCCTTTGAACTCGCACCCTAGGCATTTGATGACGCCTGCGTCTTGGCTGACGCGGCAGGATGCGTGCTGGTCTTCGTGCACATGGCACCGTACTGACTGCCACACTCCACGGGGGGCGGGGAGTACCCACCCGTAGTGTTCTAGCACGGGCCAAATGTCAAACTGTTGGGACATCATCTTGGGTTTTGTTGAATCCCCAACGTTCTGTCCTGCCCCATTCCCTGCCGGATTCGTAGGCGGAGTTTACTTCGTCAAGGATATCTAGGCCGACGATTTTGCCAGCGATCCAGTACCTGAACTGGAACCAAAAGTGTCCGATCATGCTAGTCCATTCCACCGTAGCAGGTTCAGTAGGGTTTCTTGCGTCATCATCACAACACCACCAGAAGCATTCTTACCAGGTGACTTGCGAACCACAACCCCGTAGCAGGGTGTGTCGTACTTGTCTTGATAGTTGTCTGCTTCCACGTCTGCTTCAGCAAGCCACTCTGGTACCTTGTTGGCTCGCACATTCTTGGCCTCAACCACTACGACGTGACCGTTGCGGAGTTCGATGGCAACGTCACCGATGTCTTTGGTTCCTGCCCGTGGGAGGCGTCGTGCTTTCAGGCCGTTGTCGTTGTAGTAGTCTTCTAGGTCTGTTTCCCAGCGTGACCCTTTGCGTTTATTGGCTGAACTCACTGACTCGTTCCTTCAGGTCGTTGAGGCTAATGTCAGTGTGCCATTCCCACTCGTGCCAGTCCCCGTCTTTCTTCTTGGTAATATACCAAGAATCCATGTTGTATGTGTAGGGTAGATCTTTAAGTATCCAGGTGACGTGTGCCTTCAAGTTACCGCCAGCACCTTTAACGTCTTCTTCCTGCCAGTCACTTGCTGCCAAGGTTCTCATGGCGATACCACTCATGTGAATCCGCATCAGTCCATGTCCTTCAGGGTCATCGTCGTCGGGAAATAATCCATCCACACGGCAGTCTTACCCGTCGCATCAGCAGGACCATAACGATTCTTCACCGGGGCAGCAGCCATCAACCCAGGCTGGTCAGACGAGAGAGTCACAATCAGCGACGGAACTTGGGCGATCTTCCCGTGCAACGCTGCACGAGGAGGACACGGGTAACCCTCGTAGCCTTCACTCGTGTGGTGCAGGATCAGGAACGCGGCAGACGTGTCACGGGACCACCACTTCACCTCACGCATCAGCGACCGCAGCGAAGAGAACTCATCCCCCGACTCGTGGGTCACGTCCACCGCATTATCAACGACCACAAGTTCAGGGTTAGAACCCATCACCTCACGGTACACGTTGATCTCATCCTCCAAGTCAGCCAGCGTGGGGGACGCATCAAACATCCAGCGAATGTGGCCGATGTTGTCTTTTAATATCAAACTAGCCCACTGTGGGTCGTTCGCCATCTTCTCCTCAGCGTCAGCCTGAGGAATGTTCAACACCATAGCCAGCGACCGGATAGCCATAGTGGACTCGTGCGAATCAGCACTCGCATACAACGTCGGCACCTTCGACCGTATCGCTATCGCCAACGCTGCAGTGGACTTCCCGGCACCGGGAGGGCCAGCGATCATGCTGACCTCACCCCGGCGCACGGAAATGTTAGCGTCACTCCACGACTTGAACGGCATTGGGATCACCATTGCCTTCTTGTCGATGGACCTTACGGCCCGGTCAAGTGACCTCACTTAGTCCTCTTCTTCCTCGTCGCCCTCGTCGCTACGCTCCGAAGACACGGATGTGACGGTTCCGAAAGCAGAAACCTTGTCAGCGAGTTTCTTGATATCAAGACGCTCACTGGACACGATGGTTACTTTGCTGACGTAGATCTCGTCCTCTTCCATTTCACCTCCTACGCGGGATGGTTATTCCAGTCAGGTGTGCCACGGCGCAGAAACTCTGGGCTGCACTGGTCAGGTGTCCCCTTCGGGGTAGGACACATCCAACCCTTCCACGGACCCTTAGCGTTACTGCCACTGCGGGCAACCATGTCACCGTGCACGCACTGCTTCGTCGCCGCCGACGTGAACGAAGCGGGGGGTGCGTCGTTACGTGGCACAGGAGTGGCGACAGCGGCAGCCGTAGCAACAGTGTGTGCACCAGTCAACTTAGACTGGACACTATGGATAGCGGTAATCCCGCTCTCCTCCAACTCAGCGAGGAGATCAACGAACTCGCTCATAGAGTTCGCGTACACGTTGAACAAGTCGTTACCAATCTTGAAGTTGGCTTGGACTTTTGTTCCCTCAGGTGATGCACCCATATCAGTTCACTCCTAGATCATCATTGAAATCAGGCTGGTATTCCTTGTGACCGAAAGCATAGCAGAACTTTTGGACACCACAAGTACCACACAAGTTAGTCATGTTGGGGACGAAGATCCTAGCGTCAATGGCACGCTTCACGTCACGAAGCCACCGCTTGATCATGTCGTCAGAGTACTGGCGCAGGTCATGCACAGTGTCTAGTGTCCCACTGCGTGCCATCCAGTACGAGCCGTAGTCAGGTGCCACACCGTACTGCTCCAGTAGGGCGGTGCGGTACACGGCCAGTTGCAGGCCAGACTTCGGTGGCTGACCTGTCTTCAAGTCAACGATCATTGTCTGCCCGGTCACCTTGTCCACGAACACGCGGTCGATGACGGACTTCATCAACACGTCACCGGGTAGGCGAACCATGATCCCGATTTCGATGGCGGGTACACCTTGGTCGGTGTGCCAGATCTCTAGGTTCGGGTTGTTGTGCCGCCAGTTGTACCAGGCGTGAACCATAGCGGGTCCCTCTGACAGCCACCAGGATTCGTCTTCCTTGTTCGGGAACTTCTTCGTTGCCCTGCCACCGGCACGCCACGGTTTGCCTTTGTTGTCTTCTTTGGATTTGGCTATGGATTCGCGGAACGCGGCCATGCCTGCTTCGTAGGCTACGTTGCTCACTTGCCCTCCAGTAGCGCGTGGTCGATGGCGTCAGCGGCAGAGTGCACTGCTGTGCCACCAGCGAAGTACCAGGCTGGGTCTTCTTCCAGTTTCAGGATACGGGTCAAGCGGTACTTCTCCCCACACTGGAGCCAGGTGGTGAGTTGACTGTACGAAATGTACGGTTCGGGTGTTTCTTCCATGATGGGATTATGGGCGTGTCTGGGTTCCGTGTCAAGGACTCGTGGTAGTGTGCGTGTTGCGCGGAAGCGTGGGGCAGAAACTCCATTGACGGGCGACGGCAAAGACCGGGCCAGAAGAGGAGCCTACCTTACCACCCTGAGTCTTGGGGGGGGTAGGGGGGGCATTTCTCTTTTCTGGGTTCCGGCAAGGAGCGAGGCTTAAAGCCGAGCGACTAGGTAGGGAATACTATGGCTGTTGAAATGTTTATTAATTACGTTCATCCAGACTACCCCGGTAGCGAGTGTGTCTACTGTGGCGAGACTGCTACCAGCGTGGATCATTTACTTCCTCGTGGTTTTACGGGGGAAGCCGACAGGCTTCGTGTCCCCGTGGTTCCGGCCTGTCAAGAATGTAACTCTACTTTGGGTGCTGTATTTATGCCAGACATTTTTGATAGGCGAGAGTATGTTCATCACAAAATGAAAATAAGGTACAAAAAGTACATGAACATTATCCAGTGGGGTGAGTATGATCTGGAGCAGTTCGGTCGCCAGTTACGAACCATGCTCCTGAAGCAGATGGCCGAGGCCGATAGGCTCCGGGCGAGGCTGTCTTGGCCCCACAAAGCAACCTACGATTCAGACGCCTGGGGCGGTGCCTGGGAAGAGGTGGTCTGCGTGGATGAAAATGATCTCCCGTCGCCTCTCAGGGGCCTCAAATCGCCAGGAAACGGCACTCCAGAGGGTGTCTCAGACATGCAAAAAAGACCCCCCAATCCAGATTGGACCAGGGGGTCAATTTCACAAGCGCACAAACTACGGTTGGGGCTTAATCTTTCCGCTAGGGAGGATGCCTAACCGCTTCATCTCAGACTTAACCAACTTCACATCAGGAGTATGAATAACCAGGTGCATCGGGTCATAGAAGTTCTTGTAATCCCCACCCCACTCCAGCAGGCGGTACTTCCGAAGAAGAGCCCTCATCTTCAGAGCCTTCACCGGATGCTTCTTCCACCACACATTCGACCGAGACTGGGAACCTTCCTTCGTGGCATTCAAATCAATAGCCACCCCACCACAATGATCACTAATGTTCTTGGATGCACGACCAGCACGGACAGGAGACCAAGCCCAATCATCAAACGTGCCCTCATCAATCGGGGCAATCTGCTGGTGGTACTCCGACGCGAAAGCGACAAGGTACGGGCCCACGTCCTTCCGAAGCCGCAACTTCCGCTTCGTACCCGGAACCGTGAACTCCTTCAACAACGGGTCAGTACCGGATCTGATAACCGGCCAACCCTTAATCGTCCGCTTATCGGACACTACTTATCCTTCGGGGTCAAGTGAGTAAGGGCAACAGTAGGAGCAAGAACACTGCCAACCAAAGCAACCCAAAGGGAGGCATCATCACCCTCAATCACGCCATACGCAACCAGCAACGGGATAACAGTCAACGATACCCCATACAGCCACTTGCGAACCTCACGATCATTAAGCCACTTCTTGATCAACGCAACTCCTCAATATCGTCCTCAATCTGCAACACGGCAGACTTCAACATTTGAACATCCAAAATAATAGAATCAACCTTCAAGTGCAGATCCGACAGCGACTTACCGCCATTAGTGTTCGGCTGAATCTGGTACGTGGCGTCACGAATCTTCGTCTTAATCCACCAACCCAAGCCACCCAGCAGCAAAGCAAGAATCGAAAGCGAAGCGAAAACGAGGGAAACAATATCGTTCGGTTGCATCTACACTGTCCGCATCGTGACCATGCAAATACCACCAGAACCCTTCCGGTTACCCAACGACGGAGGAGTCAACCTGTAGTAGGTGACCTCCTCAACATACACTTCCTTAGACTCACCAGTCGTGTAGTCAACAAACTGCACCGTGGCACCATCATTTTCCAGGTTCTTCAACGCATTAAACTTCGCGTAAGCGTTACCAAACGAACCATACTTCGCACCCTGCTTGTCGGTTTCCCAATCAAACATCAACAACGGAACCTTGATAAGTTCCGTCTTGCGAGGTGAAGGAACCGCACGAACCTGGTAGCCAGTCAACCTGGCACTACTCGTGTTATCCGTAGTAGACGTGAGAAGGAAAGCAATCCACAAATCTGACGACGTGCCAGGTGCGGCAACATTCAACTTCCCGTAACCGTCAGTGTTACCCGGTTGAACAGTCAACACAGTGTCCCACGTAGACGGGGCCGTGGTTCCGAAAATGGAAGCCTTCCCGGTAACCGAACCAGTCAAAGTGCTGGGTGCGATCATGCGAAGGTCACGCCACGCCTTCTTCTCCATCGTGCCAAGGCGGATACGGCCAGTCTCAATCCAGCCAGACGACACGAACGTGTCCTGCTCCTTAACCACACCGGCACCGTCAACAGCGAACCACAGTTTCCCGCCAGCGACAGTCACCGACACTGCAGCACCATCAAAGTTAGTAGGTGCAGTGAGGTCGTTAGCCCACGCAAACAACAGCGGGTCACGGTTCAGAATCTGACCAAGGTTGATGCGACGCAGACCGGCACCGTACACACGGTCACCACGATCCACACCGTCCTCATACGTGACATACAAGTATTCGCTGAAACCAACAGCGTCACGGACACGCTTACCGTTAAACACCAGCGGGCCAAGTTCTAAAGAACCATCAGACCGGATGCTTGCTATACGCACACCGGCAGTAGTACCCACAACAATGAACGACCCCACGTAGGAGTACATGGAGAGAACTTCCTCACCGCGAGGCATATCCACCACAACCACAGGCACAGCAAGATCCACACCAGTAGTGTCAGAAGTGACACCGATCTTGTAGATCTGGCTGGACTCCTTAGAGTAGCCAGCGGCATAGATAGCGTTAGGTCCGTCAGCGAAATCAGTCCAACGCCAGCCAGCGTTAGGGTTCTCGAAGAAAGGTGTAGGTAGCGTGGCTGACGACGGAGACAGGTCCGTGATCTCCCAAATGCCCTGATTCTCCGCATACATCAAACGGGACTTCAACCATCGCAGCAGCGAATACGTCGGTGTGCCGTAGTACTTGTTGTAAATCTTTGACCCGTTAGACGATGGCAAAGTACCCTTCCAGATACCAACCACGTCAGACACCAAGTAAACCTGGCCCGTGTCCGTGACAGAAAAGATCGTGTTAGTGCCACCCCACGACACAGCGGTAGAGGCACCGGCGTTCGTGATGTACGTGAGGTTCACGCCGTGCGTGAGAAGAACACCAGTCTCCACACCCAGCAACTGCTGACCCGACGCTGCAGACTGGGCAAACACCGACGCGGTCTGGTTCAACAACTGCACCTGCCCCGGTGTCCACGGGTCAACGCCGCCACCCTGGTAGTAGCGGAACGCCGCCTCCTCACTGTTCACCTCCAGCGGCTCCGCCGAAGACAACCCGGCACCGTAATGCCACGAGGCTTGTGACCTGATCCACAGGCCGTTCTCCAGTGACTGCTCGCCAGGGTTACGTTCAGTGTCGATACGTTCACGACGGAACTGTGCCGTCTGGCGGGTCATCGGGAACTGGTCATTGTTGCCGAACAGGAACGTCAACCCGCCAATGTTGCAATCCCACCGCAAGGCTTCAGGCCCAAACGAACCGACACCGCCAGGTGCAGTGATACCGAACCCTAAAGGTTCAACCACTTCCTCTGTGTAGTCCGTTGCCAAGATAATCCTCCACTGTGGGCATGAAAAATGGAGCCTTTTATAGCCATGCTCAGGGCTCTGTGTTTAGTGGGTCAGCCGGTGACGGCTGCAACCTCAGCGTCCGTGAGACCGAGCGCCTTCAACTTGGCAAGAGCCGACGCACGAGCCGCCTC